TGTACGACAGCTCCCAGGTAGGCAAGATGTGGGGCAGCTCCCAGGTAGGCGAGATGTGGGGCAGCTCCCAGGTAGGCAAGATGTTGGGCAGCTCCCAGGTAGGCAAGATGTTGGGCAGCTCCACAGCAAGAAACTTTAAGAACTATCCCAAGATTCAGATTATGGTTCCCGACACTGGAAAGTTTGAGATGGTGGCTTTCAAGGAGGTGAGCGAGGAATGAAAGCAAGAATATCTGCACCGGATTTTAAAAGAATCATTGACAATACAAAGAGATTTGTCGGACCAGAATATAAAGGAAATAAATTCTCATGGATCTATTTAACAGTAGATGGCCTATCAAAAACTATTAAAGCCACAGCGCTTGACGGGCATAAGGTTTCGATTGAATTTGCAGATATTATAGAAGCCGATGAATCATTTTCATGTTACATAAAGTCAAACATTCCAAAGATAACACGGCATGATTCTCATGTTGATATCGAGGTTTCAAACAACCGCCTTTATGTGCAGGTCGGCGAATCTATCATGGGATATGTTCAGCCAGAAGGTGAGTATTATGGCGTAGAAAAAATGTTGAGTGATTTAATGGCAGAACCGAAGGAACTGACCATAGGAGTAAATGCAAATCTTCTGAAAGATGCGCTGGCTTCAATCAGTGATTACGGTGATAGGTTTCCACTTGCAAAGATTGATTTAAGAGGACCGAAAGACGCTATCGTTATCAGATCAGGCGAAAGAGGCAAGCGAGAGAACATCAAAATTGTTCTTCCGGTAAACCTACGCTGCGAGGAATACTAATGAGCAGGAAGCATAAAACCCTCAAAGCCGGAGCAGCCGCAGGCTTAAGCCCACATCATTGGCAAAACGGCGGTAAAAGAAAAAGGCCCACAGGTGCGCCAACACCTGCAGGTCGTGTAACTATTAATCAAAATTATAACCCGTATTATACGGCATAATCAGGAGGATTGCAATATATGAAGTGTACAAAAATTAAGATCACGAATCTTTTCGGTATTAAAGGATATGAAATGGGAGGCGAAAGCATTGAGCTTTCAGGGAAGAATGGAGCCGGGAAAACATCAGTTATTGATGCGATTCGCTATGGCCTTACCAATAAATCAGGTAGAGATTACATAGTCAGGAATGGCGAAAACGAAGGGGAAATCATTATTGAAACCGATAACGGGATCAGGATTGACCGGAAGTCCAGAACCAATCAGGCAGATTATAAGAGTGTTAAGAAGGACGGGCGGGAGGTGGGAAGCCCGGAATCATTCCTGCGCGACATATTTACTACGTTGCAACTGTCCCCGGTGGAGTTTATGGAAATGGACAAGAAACAGCAGAACGCTATTATCCTTGACATGATCGAGTATGATTGGGACCTTAACAAAATCAAGGAGTGGTTTGGGGAATTGCCCGATTGGGTCTCTTATGACCAGAATATTTTACAGGTCCTTAATGATATCCAGGCAGAGAACGGGTATTACTTCATGCACCGGCAGGATTTGAACCGGGATATTAGAAATAAAAGGGCATTTATTGAGGATATCGCATCCGCAATTCCAACCGGTTACGATGCTGAAAAATGGGAAAATGAGAATGTGGGAGAACTTTACCGGGAGATAGAGAAAATCCGCAAGGAGAATGAGACTATCGAAAAGGCGAAACGGCTCCTTGAAAACCGATCAAATAAGGTCCGTAAGTTTGAAGCTGATAAGGAAATTGAGTTGTCAGCCATTGACCGGGAATTCTCAGGAAAAGAAACACGGTTAAGAGAACAGATTGCTTCCCTTGAAGAACAGATACGGTCATGTAATAAAGAATTGGCAGGGCTTGGAGAAAAGAAACTGGATAAGATTGCAGTTGCTGAGCAGACCTACAAGGCCAATATCGCCAAATACGACGCTGAATTGAATGAGTATGAAGAATATGCCACTAAGGAGGTTAAGGACGTTTCTGGACTGTCTGAGCAGGCCAAAACAGTGGAGGACATGAAGGGGCACCTGAACGAATACCGGAGAATGGAAAACCTGCAGGCAGAGGTTGAAAAACTGGCAGAGGAATCCCGGTTACTCACTGAGAAGATTGAAAAGGCCAGAATGCTCCCGGGTGAGATTTTACAGGAGGCATCTATCCCGATTAAGGGGCTTACTGTTCAGAATGGTATACCGCTTATTCATGGGCTGCCTATTAGCAACCTCTCTGATGGTGAAAAGCTTGATCTGTGTATTGATGTTGCTATCCAGAAGCCGAACGGATTACAGATCATTCTTATTGATGGGTGCGAGAAGCTTTCTACTGATTTGAGAAACGAACTGTACCGGAAGTGCAAGGATAAGGGACTGCAGTTTATTGCAACGAGAACCACTGATGATCCAGATTTGACCGTTGTGGAATTATAGGAGGTATGGCATGGACGAGATTATTAATGTTGAAAATACAGCACTTGCGAATCCTTTTGAAACTGAAAACGGATTCCAGGCAATCATGAAGGTTGCTGAGACATTTTCTAAAACTGCTATTATCCCTCAGGCATATCAGGGAAAACCGGAAGATTGCATGATAGCGATTGATATGGCAAACAGGATGAAAGTAAGCCCGATGTTTGTCATGCAGAATCTTTATGTCGTGAAAGGAAAACCGTCTTGGAGCGGTCAGGCGTGCATGTCTCTGATTAAATCTAATCCAGAGTTTAAAGATGTAAGGCCAGTTTATACCGGTGAGCGTGGCACTAATACGTGGGGGTGCCGCATTGAGGCCGTAAGAAAGAAAAACGGAGAGCAAGTTCATGGTCCGGAGATTACCATTGGCGTAGCAAAAGCCGAAAAATGGTTTTCAAAGATTGATAAGTATGGTAACGAAACATCAAAATGGCAGACGATGCCAGAGCTTATGCTTGCATATCGTGCCAGTGCATTTTTTGCAAGAGTATATATTCCTGATGCTCTGATGGGGTGTTCGGTAGAAGGGGAAGCCGAGGATATCACGAAAGCTAAACCACAGCAGGCACCGGACGTATTTGCAGATAGTAAGGAGGTTTGATCATGATTTTAACAGCAGAAAACTATTTCAGCCCGGAGGCTTCCAGGGAATACTTGTCAGTGAGCCAGTATAAGGACTTTTGTGGAACTATTGGAAAGCCAGCTTGTGAGGAACAGGCCCTTGCTAAACTCGCAGGAGAATGGCAGATGGAAAAGACCACCGCCTTGATGGTAGGTTCTTATGTAGATGCTCACTTTGAAGGATCGCTGGCATTATTCAAAGCACAGAATCCAGATATTTTCACAAAGCAAGGAGCATTAAAAGCAGAGTACCGGAAAGCAGAAGAAATCATTAACCGGATTGAACGTGATGAATTATTCATGAAGTTCATGAGCGGAGAGAAGCAGGTTATTATGACGGCTGATATGTTCGGTAGCTCATGGAAAATAAAAATAGATAGCTACCTTTCCGGAAAGGCTATTGTGGACCTTAAAGTCATGAGGGAATTACATAAGGCCGAGTATACAAAAGACTACGGATATATGAACTTCATCGAATATTGGGGGTACGATATCCAGGGAGCAGTGTATCAGGAAGTTGTATATCGGAATACCGGGGAAAGATTGCCGTTCTTCATTGCGGCAGCCTCCAAAGAAACCGAACCGGATATTGAACTGATATGGATTCCTGACGACCATTTGCGTGAGAAACTGATCGAGGTTGAGACTAATACACCGAAGATCATAGATCTTAAAAATGGAGCCATAGAGCCTATCAGATGTGGCTTATGTGATTACTGTAAGCATACCAAAGTTCTTGAAAAGCCTATCCATTACAGTGAATTACTTGGGGAGGTATAGTATGGATTCTATCCTTGTCGAAAATATGAATTATTGTTTCTTCTGCGGTCGACCAGCAGAATGTAAGCATCATTTAATATTTGGATCATCGAACCGACAGCTTGCTGATGAAGATGGTTTGACGGTCCCGGCTTGCAACCGTTGCCACAATATGGGGAATGTAAAAGATCGTATCCATGATAATCCTATGGCAGAGAAAATGTCTAAGATGATCGGGCAGCTTGCATGGGAAAACAAAGGAATAGCATCAGGCTTGAATCCTTATGGGGCAAGAGAACTGTTCAGAAAAAGATACGGGAAAAGCTATTTATAGCCTTGTAGTCCCTCTAATCAAGGGAATTACATATATGTCACAAAAATATGCCATTGGATACCTCTGCCGTTGCTACTTTCAGGGCTGCGGCGGAGGGGAAAGGAGCCTATGGAATATAAGTTTGTAATTAAAGGTCGGCTTGACGGACTGAATGATTATACAGCAGCAAACCGGACCAATCCGCATAAGGGCGGAAAGATGAAAAAAGACAATGAAACGATCGTTATATGCGCCATTAGACAGCAGTTAAGACGGTTACATATAGAAAAACCTGTTGTACTTAAATTCGCTTGGTATGAGGCCAATAAGCGGCGAGATCATGACAATGTATCAAGCTTTGGGCGGAAGGTAATCCAGGCGCTCTTGTCAAGTGTAAGGTGTTGCAGGACGATGGCTGGCGGTATGTGGTGGGATTTACTGATGATTTCTTCTGTGATAAAGAAAATCCCCGCATTGAAGTTTTGATTGTGGAACAGGAGTGATGATGTGGGCGAAGTAAAATGGATCCGGTTAAGCATCAATATGTTTGATAACCGTAAAATAAAATACCTCCGCAGCCTGCCGGAAGGAAATAACATAATCCTGATATGGGTTGCACTCCTAACAATCGCCGGGCGGTGCAACGCTGGAGGAATGATTTTCCTGACTGAGAATATCCCGTACACCACAAAGATGCTGGCTGATGAACTGGATTTTGAAGAGAATACCATAATCCTTGCCTTGAACGCGCTAAGGAAGTTAGGCATGGTACAGGACCAGGACGAAGCCCTATTGATAACTGGCTGGGAAGAGCATCAAAATGTGGATGGACTTGAAAAAATCAGGGAACAGGGACGCAAAAGGGTAGCAAAATTCAGGGAAAAACAGAAGGAATTGCCTTGTAACGTTACAGTAACACCAGATGTAACGCCATGTAACGCAATAGAAAGAGAAATAGAATTAGAAATAGATAAAGAAAAAGATATAAAACATATTGTGCACGAAGCACGCGCACTGTTTGAAGATTTATGGAAACTGTATCCTTCAAAAAAGGGGAAAGGGCAGGTTTCGGATACCAAGAAAAAGGAATTGCTTAAGATTGGCAAAGAGGAATTGGAAAGAGCCATTGACCGGTACAAGATTGAACTGGAAAAAGATTCTGACTGGAGGAAACCACAAAACGGAAGCACGTTCTTTAATTCTGGCTATAAGGATTACCTCGATGCGAATTATGAACCGGGAGCCGAGCGGAAAGAAAAGCCAAAGGAAAAACCGAAGGAGAAGGGAAAGAATCAATTCCAGTCATTCCCGCAACGAGAGATAGATTATGACGCTCTTGTGTTGCAACAGCTGCAAGGAGGATAAATGGACGAAGAAAGAGCCCGTAAGCTGGCCCGTCACCGGGTGGGAGAGGATCATCACATGGGAATCCCGATGACCGATGAAGAAATAAAGCTGCGCCGGGAATATATGCGGAACATGATCCGCCGGGTGCCAGTTTGGCAGGAGGTTAAAGGCGAACAGCTTGACAACATGAGAATCTATAAGCGGGGAAATGATTGGTACATAGAGGATCAGGACCTATACGAATACAATTTTTAGTCTGAATGGCGTTTAAATCGGTTTTATGGCTTGGACGATAGAAATACCGTAAATGGCAAAACAAGCGGAATTTGAGCCATCAGCGTGCGTCAGAGAGCGCAAGAAAGGGGAACCATGAATGTAAACAAAAAAATCAGATACATAGCAAACCACTACGGCTACGAATCACAGAGCCGCCAGTGCATAGAGGAATTGGCAGAACTGACACAGGCAATTAATAAGTTTTGGAGGGCCAAGGAAAACCTTATCAAAACCGGAAAGGCCAGGGATTTGGTAGAAGCTGAAAGGAATATTGCGGAAGAAATCGCAGATGTTGCAATAATGATCGCTCAGCTCCAGGAGTTACTTGGGATTGGTGATGATCGGGTCATGAACATCGTGGATATGAAACTGGATCGGGAGATTATGCGGATACGGGAAGCAATTTAAACGCGGGTTTACCGGAGAAAGGAGAATTTAAAATGAATAAGTTAAAAGCAGCAATAGAAAGATTGGAGAAAACCAGGGAATTATGGGAAAGAAGATTGATTTGGAATGAAAATGACGGTGAGGCTATCAAAGAAATTGAAATTATTGAGACAGCTATTGCGGTCTTGAAAAAGCAGATCACGGCACCGACTGATGATAATGGGATTAATGCGCTTGTCAAGGCCGTAGGGCAGAATGCAAGGGACCATGGCTGGTGGGAAGGGGAAGAAAGGACATTTGGAGAACTGATCGCCCTTTGTCACAGTGAACTTTCAGAGGCTTTACAGGAGTACAGAGACGGCAGGAAGCCAACGGATACATATTACTTAAGCGAGGGGAAACCGGAGGGTATCCCAAGCGAATTAGCGGATGCGGTTATCAGAATCATGGATATGTGCGATCATTACGGGATTGACTTGGAAACTGCCATAATTAAGAAGCACCAGTTTAACAAGACTCGCCCATACAGACACGGAAACAAGGTGATTTAGGTTGCCATGGCAGCAGGAAGGAGACAAGAAATGAGTTGTAAATGTGCAAAGGTAACAGATGAATATCACGGCTGGGAATGCGATATCACAGAGGGAGCGTGTATGTTCCTGAATCCAGACAGCAAGAAATGTGCTGAAATGTACGGGGAAGGACCTGACGCTTGCCAGGAAGAAGAGACAAAGGGTTGTAGTGGAGAATGTGATTTATGCCCGGAGGCAGACGGTTGCGAACAGTGTGGAAGCGTTTAAGCTGCCAGGGCAGCAGGAAGGGGAATAGATGATCAGAACAATCGCAGAAAAGGATTTAGATAACGCTATATGGCATTTTAATAACAACATGGCAGCCAAAATGGAAGCGGATAGATTGCAGTACAATGATGCAAGAGCAGTAATTGTCTATCTGCTTGAATTAAGGGATAAGCGAGAAGTGATAAAAACAGATACTTGTAGCCAAGCTTGTCCACGATGCAGAATGCCTGTAAATCAAGGATATTGTGGTAACTGCGGCCAAGCATTGAAATACTAAACCAAAGTTTGATGGAGGAAAGAAAAAGTGACAGTGAAAGAATTTGATGTAGGTCAAAAGGTTTATATCCTCAATATGTATGAAGGAAGGAACTGCGAACCGGAGATCAGAGAATCAACCGTAAAAGCAGTGGGACGCAAATACGTGACCATTGATAATGGAAACAGATATGAGCATGAAGAAAGGTTTTGCTTTGGACTGGTTCAAAATACTGAGTATGGTGAAATAACCTTCCTTTGTCCATCAATAACAGATGCAAATAATTACATTGAACAAAGTAAACTTTCAAAATGGCTCAGTAATATAACATGGATCAAATGCAGAAAATATACTTTGGAACAGTTGCGAAAAGTGAAGGAGATTCTTGGCGATTGATTAAGTAATGTGTCCGGCGTTACATAACCTTCCGGCTTGACTGGCAGTGCCGGGGTCGGAGGGAGAAAGGGTATAAAAATGAGAGCCACATACTACCAAATATTAGTTACGGCGGAAGTACGCGCGAACGCGTTCTAGCTTACCATATCTAAACCTAGTATATGCTTTTACATATATCATTACCTATCCCTCCTTTGTAATAAATCTTAATTCATAATAAATCTCACAAATAAAAAGAGATTTCCATACCCTAAAAAACAGGGTTCTATGTATAAGTGAAGGTTAGAATTTTATAATATATGCGGCTCTCATTTAAAGTATATCACTATAAGAATTAAAAGGAAAGTGTTATTTAGTATTTCCTGGAGTGCCAGGAGAAAGAGGTAAGCCATGTTAGTAAAAGAACTGATAAAATTACTGGAAAAATGCCCGCAGGATGATATTTTGCTGATAAATATAGGAGAAGAGGCAGGCGCAGACGTTACAGACGTGTTGGTCGGCAGTGGCACGATAAGGGGATTTTCATACCTAAAAATAGAGCCAGATAAAGATTAAAATTAGTATTTACTGAAATACTTCGGAAAGGAGGGATCTAATGCAACAAGTTAAAAAATCTGAATTAACCCAATTTGCTAAAGATTGTGCTTGGGGTAGTCGGGCATTGATGAATGGAATTTGTATGAGTGAAGAAGTGGCTCACTCAGACTTAGGCCGTAGGATTGCAAATGGTTTTGTGGAAGATAATGAAGAACTTATTCTTGAAATATCAAAGAGATTTGCTAAATATGCTAATGATGAATCTGCACCCGAAATAGAGGGGGGAGAACTTCAAGATTTTTGCCGTATAATTAGCAGATTAGTGGATTGCTGTAATGAACATGATTGGTTCAAGTAAACTGAAACTATCCGGGATCAGAGGCTAGCCTGGAAACTTTGGTTACCTCTCCGGATCAGCCAGGCGCTGCCTACGGCCATTTTGTTTCGTATCATCAGGTGCTGCAGGTGGGCATGTTTTACAAGACAGCCCGTTTTGACCAGGGAATTAGGATTTTTCGAAGTATTGGGAGAAAGGCAGATAATTTATATGAATAAAAGACAAATTAAAAAATACATAAAAAAAGTAAATAATTTACTTAAAAATGGTACTGCAATGGCAGTGATTTATCAATTTGATGGCAAACGTGATGAATATGGAATTCCTCATTATTTTGAAATAAGAAAAATACCAATCATTAAGTACATAAAGTAATTAGGATTTCCGGGAGGTAATAGAGTGGCAAAGTATTATGGATATATACCATGTGTAAAGCTTGACGATAAAATTCACATTACTATAAGTGGCACAAAATGTCTTTGTGGTGTCTGCTACGCTTACTCGAAACCGGATAGGCAAGGGAAGAGTACTAACATTATTTGGCGTGAGTTGGAAACTGTTACATGTGGGGAATGTAAAGAAGCTTATCAACAAAACTGAAATTTGCATGATTAACCATATTGTTGACCACAACAAAATGATATGACCATATTGCCGATGCCGGGAAAATGGTATGAAGGGGAAGAAGTAATAAAACTATAGGTACAGCTTTTACAAAGGGGGAAAGAAAATGAAAGAGAGGATTATCAATGAAATCTTAATGCAGATGGAACCACATATAAACACGGAAACTCTGAGGATACTGGAAACGGTAATCATTAAAGCCCTGTATTATGTGGAAGTTCAGAAGAAGGAAACGGAGCTGTCCACGGAAATGGACGATAACTTATATCTGCTGCAGATGTATGAGATGAATGTTAAGAAAGATGGGCTGAGTGAAAAGACTGTCAGGGCGTACATGGGAGCCATGAGGAATATGCTTTGCGTGACGGACAAGAACATTCGCCATATTACGGCAGTGGATATCAAGTATTACCTGGACATGTATGCCGGTAAGGGAAATTCTACTAGGACCGTAAACAATGAGCGCCGCTTCCTCTCAGCAGTATTCACGTGGTTCCGTAAGCATGGGGTTATCAGCACAAACCCGGTTGAAGCTGTACCAGTTAAGAAAGAACGTAAACCACCTATAGATTACCTGAAAGGTGTGGAGATTGAACGGCTGAGAGTAGCATGTACTAATCCAAGAGAACGGGCCTTGATGGAGTTTCTACTTAGCACAGGCGTAAGAATCGGAGAGGTGCCGCAGATCAGGAAGCAGGACATTGACTGGAGTACCGGGGAAATCGTGATATATGCTCATAAGACCTCAGATTACCGGACTGTCTATCTCAACGATGTAGCCAAGGTCCACCTGGAAAAGTATCTGGCCTCCAGGAAGGGAAATAGTGATGCCTTGTTTGCAGAAAGCAGAGCGCCATACCGGACGGTCCATGAAGATGGTCTTAGGCTGATAATCAAACAGATCGGGGAGAAGGCGGGATTAAAGCGGAGAGTATACCCCATCTCTTCCGCAAGACCATGGCAACCACGCTCAGGATTAAGGATTGTGCCATTGAGGATATCCAGCAGATACTTGGACATAAGGACCCGTCCACAACACTTGGATTCTATGCGGCGGCCAACGGTGAACACCTGAGGCAGGTACATAACAGATATATGAGCATTGGAGCGTAAGGAGGCGATAGGACCATGACAGCGGCAGAAATGAAACTGGAAAGGGATCTTGAGTATTTCCGCATGAAGTCCGCAGCACTGGACGAGCGTGACACTCAGATTCAAAGGATACGAGATACAGTAGCGATCTATAAACAAAGTTATAGTGACACAATGATGCATACTCACAAGCTGGAGCAGAAGAAGGAAGCACAGCATATGTGGAAGGCCTTGGATAATATCGAAAAAGAGATTGAGGCTATTATTGGACAGGAGGGATAATATGTCAAAAAGAAAGGTTTATGTTGTCTACGATGATGGTGAGAGGATAGGGTGTTATACCGCTGCGGAAGCAGAAGAAGAGCTTGGGATTACGAAAAAGCAGGTTTCAGTATATGCAAAAAGCAAATGTAAGTATCAAGGGAGATATAGCTTTTTACCACAAGAGGAACCGCAGAAGGAAGGACCTGTGGAAAAGAAATATATTAGCGAGGGGTTAGCCCTTGATTGGGACTTTACAACGCGCATGTTACTGACAGTAGGAGGGAGGAAAGCGCATGGAAAAGGCTGAGATCATTGCAGCACTGAATGATTACATAGATGCCAAGGAACTATATGACGAGACAGTGAAGGAGATTGCAAGGCTCCAGAGGCGGAAGGGGACTGTGCTACAGGATTCCGTAAAGGGGTCAATGCAAGAATTCCCTTATGCAGCTAAGAACTTTCATGTAGCCGGGATTGTGTATTCGCCAGAAGATGATTCAAAGCTTAGACAAGACGAGGATATACTTGCGGAGAGAGCCAGAACGACAGGAGAAACCAGAAGAAAGGTTGAAATGTACATTAACCGGATTCCGGCAAGAATGCAAAGAATTATAAAGTATAAGTTGTTCGAATGCGAAACATGGGAAGATGTTGCCACCAAGCTTGGGAGAAAAGCTACGGGTGAGAGTGTAAAAAAGGAGTATCAACGCTTTATGGGACAAGATAATTAAGAGGGAAACGTTGGAAAAGAAAGAATGTCCCGTTTGTCCCACATGTCCTACTGAACTATTATATAATGTAAACTGGAACAAGTGAATCATAAAACCCCTTATGATCGTTCTGTACTACAAGCGGCGAGTCCGCAAGTCTGACTTTACCTTACCAGACTATAATCTCTAAGGCTTGCCGGGGAACCGGCATATCGGCGCATAGTTCAGCGGCAGAACAACAGTAATCCCCCTGACTGGAAACCCTGGTTCAAGCCCAGGTGCGCGGATTCAGCTTCATCATAATACACCTCCTAAGGAAACGCCTGTCGAATTATGTCGCTCGATAGGTGTTTCTTTTAATGTCTTTCGATGGTATGATGTAGTAAAATACTAAGGAGGAATAAGAATGGATTTTCCAAAAGCAATAGAGGATGAGATTATGGAATTACCGCGTATAATAAATAATCTAAATGATGATCTTAAATCAGAAATGAGTAAGAACGCTATGTTTGAAGCAATAATTAACGGAGCAATGGGAGAGGCAGGCAAGAAAAACAAATACATTAAACTTGGTTTGCAGGAATCCCAAAAAAAAGTTGACAGCCTTAAGATTCAAATTGAGGACGCGGAAGAAAAGTTGGATGCTTTAAGAATGCAACAGCAGTATAAAGAAAGAATTAAGCCTAGTATCTAATAAATATAAATAATCAAAACAGAGACGGTCACCCCCGTCTCTGTTTTAATACAAAAACAAACACAAGTGAGGTGGTGAGGCTTGGCAAGAGCACCAGATGAAATTAAAGAGAAAGCCAGAGAACTCTATGAGAGTGGCGCAATGCTAAAAGACATAGCAACTCAGATGGACATTCCAGAAGGTACAGTCCGGTCATGGAAGAATAGAGGGAAATGGAGTTGCAACGCAACGCAGGAAAAGGAATGCAACGTTGCAAAGAAAACGAAACGCAACAAAGCAGAAAAGAAAGCTGTGGCAGAAGAAGTTGAGTCGGTAATGAGTAATGATGATTTGACTGATAAGCAACGGCTTTTTTGTATTTATTATAGCAAGTCATTTAATGCTACGCAAAGTTACAAGAAAGCCTACAACTGTAGTTATAGTGTTGCTTTAACAGAAGGCCCGGCATTAAAGAACAATCCTCGGATATCCTCGGAAATAAAAAGGTTGAAGCAGATAATACTTTCCGATGCACACTTAGAGCCGGGAGATATCTTCCAGAAGTACATGGACATAGCTTTTTCGGATATAACTGATTACCTGACATTCGGTCAGAAAGAAGTTGAGTATACCGATAAAGCAGGAAATGAGCGTACTGTAACAGTGCCATATGTTGACCTGAACGAGAGCAGCGAAGTAGACGGCACACTCATTACCGAGGTATCACAGGGGAAAGAGGGCGTGAAGGTAAAACTGGCTGATCGTATGAAAGCCCTTGACTGGCTTACGGATCATATGGACATGGCAACGGCGGAACAACGGGCGAAGATAGCGCAGATTAAGGCGCAGACGGATAAGCTCACAGGAAATAATAGTGAGATAGAGGACACCGAAGAGATTGAGAGGGATATCTATGGCGAATAAATATGTCCGCAAGAGAACCATTCCCTTCAACTTTTCAGAGAAGCACAAGGATTATATCCGCAAATGCGTAGAATGCTCCTATAACGTAGCTGAGGGCGCTGTACGTGCGGGTAAGACGGTAGACAATGTATTTGCCTTTGCTCATGAGATTAAGACGACACCGGATCGTATTCATTTGGCAACCGGTTCCACCGTAGGTAATGCGAAGCTGAACATCGGTGACGCTAATGGCTTTGGCCTTGAATGGATATTCCGGGGGCAATGTCATTGGGGAAAGTACAAGGACAACGAGGCACTGTTTATCAATGGACCAGATACGAAAGGAAAACAAAAGATTGTAATATTCGCTGGAGCTGCCAAAGAAGATAGCTTTAAGAAGATCCGTGGTAACTCCTACGGTATGTGGATTGCAACTGAGATTAACCTCCACCATGACAATACCATCAAGGAGGCATTTAACCGGCAGCTTGCGGCCAAGCGCTTAAAGGTATTCTGGGACTTGAACCCGGATAACCCTAAGGCCAGTATTTACCGAGAATACATAGACAAGTATCAGGCACAGGCAGATGCCGGGGATTTCCCTGGCGGATACAATTATATGCATTGTACCATCTATGATAACATCAATATTACCCAGGAGCGCTTGCGGGAGATTGAGAGCCGATACGATAAAAATAGTATCTGGTATCTGCGGGATATCAAAGGCCAGAGGATCATTGCAAACGGCCTGATTTATCGAAGATTCGCCGATGACACCAGTACAAAGCAATTCACCTTCCGAATGCAGGATAAGCCAAAGGATATCATGGAAATTATCCTTGGAATTGACTTCGGTGGTTCTGGTTCCGGCCATTCATTCACTGCTACGGCGATAACGCGAGGGTATAAAGAGGTTGTTGCACTGGCTTCTGAGTGGATCGGCTGCAAAGATGAAAAAGGAAATCAGATTGAGATTGATCCTGAAATGCTTGGAACGATGTTCTGTAATTTCTGTCAGAAGATCATATCACGGTATGGATTCATCACTACGGTATACGCAGATAGCGCAGAGCAGACATTGATTGCCGGTATTCGTAGCAGTCTACGTAAACATGGCCTTTCATGGGTCCGCGTGGAGAATGCTCTTAAAACTGAGATAAACGATAGAATCAACGCCACCGCCATTCTCATGGCACAGGGGCGCTTTTATTATGTTGCGGGCGAGTGCCAGAGCCTTGTAGATGCCCTGTGTACGGCTGTATGGGACCCCAAAGAAATCACAAAGAATGTAAGACTTGATGATGGAACCAGCGACATAGACAGTTTAGACAGCTTTGAATATACCTTTGAACGGCTGATTAGTCGGTTAATCAAATACGGATAGGAGGTGGTAAAAATGCGATACAGTAAGATGCTGACAATGATACAGCAGGTGTTGAACAAAGATTCTGATGTAAAGATTGACTTTGCTCTTACATCAAAGATGGCGAATCAGATAGAACTATGGTCTCGCTTGTATGAGGGGAAAGCCCCTTGGCTGTCTGAAACAGTACAGAGCGCGGAACTGCCTGCAGCCATAGCTTCAGAGATTTCCAGAATGGTCACACTGGAATTAAAGTCTGAGATATCAGGAAGCACAAGGGCAACGTACTTGAATGAGATGTACAAAAGGATTCTTTCATCACTCCGCCTGTACGTTGAATACGGCTGTGCAAAAGGTGGCCTGATATTTAAACCTTACGTAACATCAAATGGGATTGCAGTTCAGTATGTCCAGGCAGATAACTTCTTCCCGATAGATTTTGATGGGTCCGGGAACATGACCCGGTGTGTATTCTTGGAGCAGTTCAGAAAAGGGGATAGAATCTATTCGAGGTTAGAAATACATGATCTTACAAATGGTATACTGACAATTCAGAACAGGGCCTTTATTGCTACAAATGAATACAGTCTTGGAAGTGAAATCAGCGTAAGCATGATTGACCGATGGTCAGAACTAACGCCAGAGGCTAAAATGACCGGATTAGACCGGCTGCCGTTTGGATACTTTAAAGTGCCTCTCGCAAATAACCAGGACACTGATAGCCCACTTGGAGTGTCCGTATATTCCCGGGCAATTGGACTGATTAGGGAAGCAGATAAGCGGTATAGCCAGATAAACTGGGAGTATGATGCAAAAGAGGCAGCCGTACATATTGCATCAAGTTTGCTTAAGTATGATCAGAACCGGGACAAATTTAATTATCCAGGAGGAAAGGACCGGCTATATAGGGAAGTAGAGTACGATTCAGGTGCAGTCGATAAGCCTTTCATGGATACATTCTCCCCTGATATCAGGGACGTATCACTGTTTAATGGCTTCAATAACCAGTTAAAGAGAATAGAGTTTAACTGTAATCTTGCTTATGGAACCCTGTCAGATCCTCAGAACATAGACAAGACAGCTACAGAGATAAAGACAAGTAAGCAGAGGTCATATACATTTGTCTCTGATTGCCAGATGGCCTTACAGGGCGCGCTGGAAGATACGGTAAATGCAATGGACTTTTATTGCAGTCTGTATAATTTGGCACCTGGTGGCAGTTTTCAAATGTCATTTGACTGGGACGATAGCATAGTTGTTGATGCCGAAGCGGAACGAGAGCAGGACCGGAAAGACCTTGCAGCCGGAATCATGCGGCCAGAGGAATACCGGGCAAAGTGGTATGGAGAAACCGAAGAACAGGCAGTGGAGAGGCTTCCTAAGCCAGCGCTGACAGAGGAATGATAAATCGGAGGGGGTGAGCATTTGACACCAAATGAACTTGAAAAGATTCCTAAACCGATTGAGCGAATCATGACCGCCATGGAAATGTCCATTATGGCTGAAATAGTAGAGCGGATAGAAAACGCTGGAGCGATTACGCCGCTCATTGACTGGACCATCGGACGTGTGGCAGCCATCGGTGAAAGCAAGGCCAGGATTAAGAAGATAATCAGTAATACACTGAAAGATAGTGACCTCCAGATAGATAAAATCTACGAACATGCAATAAAAGCTGATTATGTCACGAACAAGGAGCTTTATCAGGCCGCAGGAAAGGATTATATCCCTTATCATGATAATAAATGGCTGCAACAAATTGTATCTGCCGTAAAAGCCCAAACAAAAGACAGCCTGCGGCCCATGGAGAATATTACCCAGACTACAGGCTTTAACGTGATGATTGGAAAGGAAAAAGTATTCACTCCCCTTTCTGAATACCTGGAAAAGACTCTGGATAAGGCTATGATGGAAATAACCACTGGGGTGAAAACCTACAGTCAGGCCATTAATGGTGTGATTGATGAAATGACCTCCAGCGGATTGCGTACCGTTGATTATGCTTCTGGTAGGTCGGACCGTGTAGAGGTAGCGGCAAGGCGAGCAGTTATGACAGGAGTTGCACAACTTACTGACAAGGTCAATGAAAAGAATGCCAAGGAGCTAAATACGGACTATTGGGAAGTAGAATGGCACATGGGGGCCAGAAATACAGGTACCGGCTTCATGAATCATCAGAGTTGGCAGGGCAAGGTATATAGTTCTGAAGAAATGCGGACAGTGTGCGGCCTTGGTGAAATGCTGGGGTTTGCTGGTATTAACTGCTATCACATTCGATTCCCCTTTCTTCCGGGTATTTCTAAGCGCAAGTACACTGATGAATGGCTGACAGAGCAGAACCGGAAGGAAAACACCAAGAAAGCATTTAACGGAAAAGAATACGATACTTACGGAGCTATTCAGTATCAGAGAAAACTGGAGCGCACCATAAGAAAGTTAAAAGAGGATATAAAGCTACTGGAAAAGGCAAAGGCTGATTCGGATGACATTTCAGCAGCTAAAATCAGGCTGCGAGTCACTTCCAAAACATATACGGACCTATCAAAGGAAATGGATATTCCACAACAACTGGAAAGAATCTATACACCAAAAACTGCTTCCATGCAGTAGAAAGGCGGTGATCCGAAACATCTCCCATTGAGACGCGGGGTCAAGCGTCTTATTTTTGTACCAAAACCGCCAGATGATTAGGCGTTAAACAGTCGGCCTTTGCGTGTCTCTACACGTAAAACAGAGTAAAGAAAGGATATGAATTATGAAAAGAGAAGAATTAACAGCAAAAGGTTTAACACCGGAACAGGTGGATTTTGTTATGGCAGAATACGGAAAAGAAATCAACCCGCTCATTGCAGAAAGAGACGGATATAAAACACAGCTTGGAACGGCACAGACAGCCTTAAAAGCAATGGAGGGAATAGACGTAGAAGCTCTTAAGACACAAGTTTCAGATCTGACACAAAAGTTATCTGGTAAAGACACGGAGATTCAGCAGATTAAGGCAGATTCACAGTTTAATGAGCTGCTAAAAGATGCCATCAGAGGAACCGGGGCAAGGAATGAAAAAGCAGTGATGCCATTCCTTGATATAGACAGTCTAAAAAAGAGCAGCAATCAGACTCAGGATATTCAGGCAGCGCTGGAAGCTGTAAAGAAAGATAACGATTATTTGTTTCAGCCGGCGCAGAATACACCTAAATTTGTTTCTTCAACTCCGGGAATTAATCAGAATGTTGATGATAAAAAGGCACATGCAAACGAAGCATTAAGAAGTTTATTCGGAAAAGAATAAGGAGGATTTTAAACTATGCCAGTACATATTACAAGCAGAGCCGATGCGGAGGCGATTATCCGCGAACAGGTCATTCAGACCATATTCCAGGACGCACCAAAGCAGTCCGTATTCATGTCTATGGCACGTAAGTTGCCAAACATGACCAGCAACCAGACCAGAATGAGAGTACTTGATTTCCTTCCTACTGCTTATTGGGTGGACGGAGATACAGGTATGAAACAGACCTCAAAGCAGGCATGGGATAACGTATTTATTAATGCAGCGGAGCTTGCGGTCATCATACCGATTCCGGAAGCCGTATTGGATGATGCAGAGTTTGATATTTTCGGAGAGATTACTCCGAGAGTGAACGAAGCAATTGGACAAAGAGTGGATAGCGCCATTATTTTTGGCGTAAACCGTCCGGCTAACTGGCAGAATGACATTATCACTCTGGCCAGACAGGCAGGAAACAATGTGGCTGTAGGTTCAAGCCCGGATTATTATAACTTGCTCCTGGGTGAAGGCGGCGTTATCTCCAAGGTAGAGGAAGATGGTTATATGGCTACCGGTGCGCTGGCAGCCATGAGCATGAGAGCGAAACTGAGAGGCATCAGGGCTACAGATGGAACATTAATCTTCAAGTCTGATATGCAGGGCTCCACAAACTACGGCCTTGACGGCGCACCTATGTATTTCCCGCAGAATGGAGCCTATGATAACAGTGTTGCTCAGCTGATTGTGGGTGATTTTAAACAGGCCGTTTATGCAATTCGTCAGGATATCACGGTAAAGATCCTTGACCAGGGAGTCATTCAGGACCCAACGTCAAAGGAAATTGTCTACAACCTTGCACAGCAGGATATGGTTGCCCTTCGTATTGTATTCCGTATGGGCTGGGCCTTACCCAACCCCGCAACCAGAATGGACGAGGATAGGCTTGGCTGCCCGTTTGCATACCTGGAGCCAGCCACTCCGGTTACTACTCAGAAAGTGACCTTTACCGTTGAGGATAACGCAGAGACACCGGAGGCTATCGCAGGAGCAATCATTGACGTAAATGGATCCAGACAGAAAACCAATGCTTCTGGTGTAGCAGAATTCAACTTAAGGCCAGGCACCTATCCGGCTAAGGTCAAGAAGTCTGGATATGGTACGATTACCGAAACAGTAACCGTGGTAAATGCTGCAGTATCCAAAGAAATCACTCTCATTAAAACGGAATAAGTAAAGGAGGCCGGAGCTGATGAAGATATATGCAGATGCAGAGTTTTATACAGGTAAATATTTGCTTGGAAGGAAGCCGGTTATCAGCACCGGCTTTGATTATTATGCCAGGAGTGCCAGCCGAATTATGAACAGCCTTTCTTTTGACCGGATTGATAAGCTTGGAGAGCTGACCGAAGATATCAAGATGTGTTGCTGCGAGATTGCAGAGCGTTGTTATACCAATGAGAAGGAACGCAAGGCGGCTGGAGGTAAAACTTCTGAAAAGATTGGTACTTATTCTGTCACATTCACTGATAAGGTCCTTTCAGATACAGAGATCAGTGCCACAGATGCTAACCGGATTATGAATAAGTGGCTCAGCGAAACAGGGCTGTTATACAGGGGGATTTGATATGTTTACCAACGCAGATGCGACAATGTATCTATACGGCAAGGAAAACGGTGTAGATAAGTATACAAGGCTCCCGATTGAAGGTGTGTACTGGGAAGAAATATCCCAGTCTACATTATTACGGACGGGAGAAAGAAACTCTGCTTCTGTTCTCCTGGTGATTCCCCTGGAAAGCCTGGAATCTCCAGTTGAATTTACACCGGGAAAAGACCTGGCCGTAAAGGGAATCATTGAAGATGAAATCGATAGCAGCTCACAGGCTGCCTTGTCAAAATCTTTGACAGCATTTAAAGCGGCCCATAAGTTTATCACGATAACATCAGCAGATGCAAAACTGTACGGAAGCGAAGCAGTACAACATTATGAGCTTTCCAGCAAATAGGAGGCGGTAGAGTGAAGGTTGAGCTTGATATGCTACCAAAAGAGGAACTATTAAAGCGCCGTGGTCTGCAAGAAGGTGGACTGGTACAGAAATTCATAGACAGTGAATCCATGCGGTATATGAGCGATTACATGCCACGTAGACAGGCCGGTGAACTGGAACACATGATGGTGCTTGGAACGGTCATAGGATCCGGTCAGATTGATATACCTGGGCCATACGCTCATTATCTTCATGAAGGAATCCTATTTGTTTCACCGACAACCGGTAGCCCTTGGGCCAAAAAAGATGAAATCAAGATTCCGACGGATCGGGAACTACAGTATACCGGCGCTCCTATGCGTGGTAAGAAGTTCTTCGACCGAATGAAAGCAGATCACAAGGAAGACATCCTGACCGGGGCCCAGGCGGTCGCAGATAGGGGGATATAAACATGACCATCATTGATTTTATGAGAAAGAAACTATCAGAGTATCCGAAGATCCAGGAGTTTCTTGCAGGAGAAGAATTACATATTGATTTTACTGATCCTGACGCAACCAGCTACGGCCTTTCAAGTGCCGGGGATACCCTGATAACGGAAGATGTGCTGGGGAACCAGCAGCGCAGGCACAGCTTTGTCCTTTATGCAGTAAACCAGTCCTTTACAGATTATTGCAGGCTGGCAAACAGTAACTTTCTCCTGGAGCTTGGTTACTGGCTAGAGCGACTCACAGAAGAGGACGGGATACAGGTTGATATTGGAGATGAAATATTAACCGGAAGGTTTTTAAAGGCAACTACGGCTAACGCTATGGCCATGCAGCCGATGGGGGCAACCGTAAATGATGGCGTACTGTACCAGATACAGATTTACGCCAACTATAAAATAGAAATGGAGGAATTTTAAATATGCCAGTTACAGGAAAAATCAAACGCAGATTCATGGCACATTTTATTAACACAGCAGCCTCAGGAACAGCAGCCTATGAACGCCTTGGCAAAGACCTTGAAGAGTACAACGTGGAAATGAATGCCAATGTGGAAACAAAGAACAATATCCTCGGTGAAACGTCAGTAATACTTGACAGCTATCAGCCTCAGGCAAGTGTTGAACCTTACTATGCGGAAGTCGGAAGTTCATTATTTGAGAGATTGCAAGCAATTATTGATGAGAGGCAGACCCTTGACGATCTTAAGACCGATATTATTGAGGTTCATTTATGGGAAACTGCTACTGAAGGAGCTTACGAGGCCTACAAGGAAGAAGCAATCATTGAAGTAAGCAGCTATGGCGGTGATACAACCGGATACCAGATCCCATTTAATGTACATTACACTGGTGTACGGACCAAAGGTACGTTTAATCTTGAAACGAAAGCTTTTACTGCGGGTGCTTAATGGGAGGATAATCAATGCAAAGTATTAATTTCGATGATGGCTATAAAAGTTTTGCTATCAACAACGATGAAAACCGAGTAATCAAGTTTAACCCTTCTGACCCGAATCTGATCAAAAGATACAATGAATCATTGAAAAATATGATGGCGGTAAAAGATAAGATTGGGGCAGATATTGAGCTGTCTCCCGATGGTGAATTAAAGTCGGCAGACAATGTGAGAGCCGCCACAGCATTGTTAAATGAGACGGATGATATCATACGTGAGAATATCAACCTCATGTTTAATTCAGATGTATATGATACCGTGTTCGCCGGGCAGTCTCCGTTTTGTATGGTAAGAGGTAATAAATACCTGTTTGAAGCTTTCTTGATGGCTATTGAGCCGATTATCAAGCGATCAGTGGGTGAAGCCGCGGCGGCCAGTGAAAAGCGCATGGATAAATACTTAAATAAGCAGAGGCGAAAAAGAAGATGATCGGCGGATTACCAGAAGCCCTGACAGTCGGTGGACTGGAATATGGGATTGCAACAGATTACCGGGATATCATGGTGATTATGGAGGCGTATAATGCTCCAGAACTCTTCTATGAAGAAAAAGTAATTGTAATGTTAAAATTCCTTTATGATGATTTCACCAGCATTCCAATTGAGCGCCGACAAGAAGCCGCTGATCAGGCCATCTGGTTTCTTGACTGCGGCCAGTCTGAGGATGATAAGAAGCCGACAAAAAAACTTATAGACTGGGAGCAGGATCAGCCAATTTTATTTCCTGCCATTAATAAAGTGGCCGGACGGGAAACCAGGGCAGTCAAATATATGCACTGGTGGACCTTCATGGGTTATTTTATGGAGATTGGTGGAGATGGTCTGTTTTCTCAGGTGCTTGCGATCCGTCAGAAGATGGCCAAAGGAAAGAAGCTTGAAAAATGGGAGCAGGAATTTTACCGGAACAATAAGGCACTTTGTGACATTAAAACCCGGTACACGCAGGAAGAACAAGAAGAAATTGAATACTGGAATAAGATACTGGGATAGGCGCCATGAAAGGCGTCTAATTTTATGCCCGGAAATGAGGTGAAAGCATGGCATTTGATGGAAGCCTTAAGTTTGATACGAAAGTAGATACAAGCGGCTTTGATGAAGGAAGCTCTACGTTGAAAAATGCAATGGATAAACTGACCTCCACCATCGAGAGATTATCAGATAATATCGTAAAGTCTTTCAATGGAGCAGGCAGAGCAGCGGAGGACGTTGGTAGCAGCGCGGGAAATGCGGCCTCCCAGGTAGATGATATCGCGAAAGCAGCCAAGAATGCACAGGCTGAAACAGAGGCATTAAAAGATAAGATGGATAATCTCTCAGTGGATACCAGTGCAAAGGACATTAATATTCCAGAAGAGGCAGAAGGATCACACCCTCGTGGAGAATACCGGGATTATGGCAATGAAGTTCAACAATTCGTGGATGATTATGTGGCAAATATGGGAAAGGCGTCACAGTCAACAAACGAATTTAAAAGAGAAATTGAGTCCCTTTCCGGGCAGCTAAAGCAAATGGAATCCCAGGGAATGTATTTTGGTGATGATGAATATGACGAAATCTTTATGAAACTTGCCAAAGTCAAACAGGCATTAACAGATTACAAAAAGGAATTGCTGGATCCTACAGAGGGCCCAAAAATCGATAGTTCAACTTTAGAGGGCCAAGTTGATTCCTTAAAGCGTAAACTGCAGCAGTTATCCGACCAGGGAAAGACTTTCGGAGACAGTCTATATGATAGCACCTATCAGGCCCTCAATAAGGCTCAGACAGTTTTAAATGATTATAAAAAAGATCTTGTAAAACCAGTTGATATACCTGTAAAATTTGATCCAAATTCTTTTGAGGGCCAAAAACAGCAGTTAAAAGCGAAACTCGCGGACCTTGAAAGCAAAGGAATATCTCTTGGTGATGCGGATTATGATTCTACTTATATTGCATTACAAAGAGTTATCCAGGCAGAAAATGAATATAAAAAATCCTTACTTGAAGCTGACCAGGGACAGAAGCAGGCAAAAAAATCCGCGGACAGTATGAAAAATTCCATGGATAAAGCTGGTAAGTCTGCAAAAGGCGCAGGAAAGGGAATGAGTTTACTGGGTATGTTAGGTAGATCCATTCTCTTTTCTTTTGTTTTTCGCGCCATCAGTGCGGTGACAAATGCTGTGAAAGAAGGGTTTCAAAATCTCGCTCAGTATTCCGGGAATGTGAACAGTACATTATCCAGTTTCATGTCCTCTTTATTGTATCTTAAAAACAGTTTTGCAACAGCATTCGCCCCGGTGCTTGATTTTGTCGTGCCGGCCCTAAATACCATGATTGATGCACTTGCCAGCGCACTTGCCTGGATCGGGCAGTTAATAGCAGCACTGACAGGAAAAGGTACTTTTGTAAAAGCGGTAAAAACTCAAGAGGATTATGCTGCAAGTATTAAAAAGACTGGAGCCGCTGCAAAAAAAGCCGGTAAAGAAGCACAAAAATCTTTGGCACCATTTGACCAACTTAATCAGCTCACAGATAAGAACTCTTCTGGATCCAGCGGAGGTGCTTCTGGTACTGATCCTTCACAGATGTTTGAAACAGTACAGATCGATTCAAAGATCACTTCCATGGTTGATGGAATGAAAAAAGCCTTTGGAAGCTTTCTTTCCTGGGTGCAAACCAATTTTGGCCCCAGCCTTGCGAAGGTATGGGACGATATGGTCCCGAATGTTGAGAGATTTAAAGCTATACTGGCCGGGATATGGTCCGATCTTGGTACACTTGGGGAACCGCTAAAAGCATGGTTTAATAATGACTATATACCATATATACAACAGGTGATATTGACAGGCGGAGAGATCATAAACGGTCTGTTTGATAGTTTTAACATGGTATTCTCTGATATATGGAACCTGGCAGTGTTTCCGGTTTTAAGTAATTTTATCACTACTGGACTACCGATGATTACCCAGTTCGGAACACGGGCGGTTGAGAGCTTTGGTATATTATTCAAACAAGTAAAAGGTATCTTTGATCGGATTTGGAAAGATGCAGTTGCTCCGGCGCTATCTCTTGTAACAAAGATGTGGACTGATAGCGTGGATTCACTTGCGAAAGTGTGGGATGAGTTTGGAGCACCTATATTCGACTCAATGAATGAAGCTTTTGAGAAAACCGGTGATATGATTAAAAAGAACTGGGATTCTTACATAAAGCCTATATTTGATACGTTTATGAGCGAGGCGGATAAGTTGTGGAGTGATCATTTAAAGCCGCTTATGGATAAAATCGTAGGGTTTGGTGCGAGGTTAATCCAGGTAGCTCTTGATATTTATAATGGAATGATCCTGCCGCTTGTAAATTGGTTTGCTGACTTATTTGGTCCGAGCATTTCAAGTAATATTCAATTTCTTATTGAAAAGTTCGGCGAATTTCTTTCATTTGTGGCTGACGTTGCTTCCGGTATTATGACCGCCTTAAACGGAGTATTGGACTTTATCCATACCGGATTTACCGATGGCTGGGATAAAGCCTGGTCAAAGGTCGGTGATATCTTTAAAGGTGTATTCAACGGAATTATTCAGATGGCAGAAAACGCAATCAACCACATCATTGACAGTTTGAATGGTTTAAGTTTTGACGTGCCTGAATGGGTGCCTAAAATTGGAGGTCAGACATTTGGCTTTGATATTGGTAAAGTAAGGCTTCCACGTCTGGCAACTGGTACTGTTGTACCTCCGCGAGCTGGAGAATTTGCAGCTATCTTAGGTGATAACAATACGGATACCGAGGTCGTTTCTCCTCTTGGAACCATGAAACAGGCATTTATGGATGCGATTGCAGAAGCGGGCGGACTTGGCGGAGGAGATTTAAACCTAAATATATTTTTAGATGGCGCTCAGATTCATCATGAACTGGTGAAAAGAAACCAACTGATAACAAGTACTACTGGTGTCAATCCATTGATGGAATAAAGGAGGGAGATTATGGCATTTCAGGGCTGGCTAGTGAAGTTCGGGGATACGGTCCTCCCAAACGGTTACTTAGAAAAATATGACGAAACTCCGAACCAAAGGCTGGAGCTTGATGCCTACAGGGAATCAGCTACGGCAACACTCAGGAGGACCACTTCTCCCTACTTTAAATCAAAAATAGAAATACCTATCCGCAAACTGTATTATGGTGAAAAGATTGTACTGAAAGCTATCGTGGACTCTGGAATCATTAATGTAGTGGAGCGGAGGGTTAATCTTACATACTGGAACAGCGAGATCATGGACTATGCAAGCGGTGAATTTTATATGCCGGATATCAAGTACACAATCAGCCATATAGACAGTAACCGACTGAACATGGTCTATGAACCGTTTACTATAACTTTGATAGAATATTAGGAGGTGCAAGGGTGTTAAATATCCCGGAAGAAATAAAAGCCTTGTATCGGCGGCCTAACAGCTCATTAGATACGTGGCATACCTTTAAAATGCGTTTTTATGATAAGGATATCAATTTCCTGTATCCGGGTGATGATGTTTTCCCATCTGATGATCTGTTCCCGGTTGATGATACGCCCATCTATACCATAGACGGGACTAAGGTGCCAGATGATAACCTTGTTTTGACTCAGGTGCTATGCTCCACGGAATCACTGACATTTGGACAGTGTGGCTCTGCCATGGTAGAGGTAACGGTAGCCGATGTGCTGATGGACCTGACCGGGAAGTGGTTTACATTGTCCATAGAGGCAGGTGGCTATGAAATGATGCTGGGAATCTACAAGGTGGATAGCTTTGAGCGTCAGGCAGATATAACAAAGAAAAAAATCATTGCCTATGACCGTATGCTTAATTTTGCTGTTGATGTATCTGCGTGGTATCAGGGGCTTACGTTTCCCATGAGCCTGAAACAGTTCCGCACTTCTCTTTGTGAGTATGTAGGTGTACAGCAAAGAGAAGCGACTCTTCCGCTGGACGATATGCAGGTAACAAAGACGATTGATCCGTCTAAACTGTCAGGGCGTGATGTAATGAAAGCCATTTGCGAGATTAACGGCTGTTTTGGTCAAATTGATATGACCGGGAGATTTAAGTATGTTTTCCTAGGAGCCTCCGGCCTATTCCCGTCAGAGGAGCTATTCCCATCTGAGGACCTTTTCCCTTCTCAGTTGGAGGGTGAAACCTTATCCCATTACAAGCCGTCAGAAACCACTTATGAAGATTTCCTGGTGTATGGAATAGATAAGGTCCAGATACGCCAAGAAGAGGGGGACGTGGGCGCAGGATATGGCGCAGGAAGCAACGCTTATACCATACAGGGTAATTTCCTCGTGTACGGCAAAAGTGCCGCGGATTTGCTTAATATAGCGGCTACAGTGCATGGCATTATAAGCCAGAAGATTTACCGACCATGTAAGATCGTAACGGCAGCCCTCCCCTGGGTGGAGCCGGGGGACGGGATCATCTGTTATACTTCTGACGATGTGATTGAAACGTACTGCCTTAAGCGGACCATAAAAGGTATTCAGGCAATGATGGATACCTTCGAAGCCCAAGGGACCCGGGAGAGAAAAGAAAACTTTGGAATCCAGGCGCAGATCATTCAGCTTGAAGGGAAAACGGCTATCATAAAGAAATCCGTGGAGGAAGTATCTGTCCGGGTAACGGATTTGAAAGAATACACGGAGGCGCAGTTTAAGGTGACTGCAGATCAGATACTTGCGGAAGTGACCAGGGCAAAGCAGGCAGAGGCATCTTTAAGCATAAGGGCGGACCAGATAGCCACTTCGGTGACGGATTTGACCAACAGTACCAATTCACGATTTGAGCAGACAGCGGCGCAGATATTACTAAAAGTAAGTAAGGGAGAAGTGTCATCACAGTTATCGGTTGAACCTGATGAAGTTACCATCAAAACAAACCGGTTATCTTGGGAATCTGATTATTCCAGTATGACGAGAGATGGAAAATTGACTTGCCGTAATATAGTCGCAATAAACGGTTCGTTTTCCGGTATTTTACAATCCGCATCTTTTTATGCTGATGGAAGTGCTGTTGGGTTTGGAGATTATTACGTTAGTGCTGATGGACGTAATGTTCTTCGCTCTAATAATGGGTGGGTACAAATTAATACTGCTGATAGGCCTCCTGGGAGTCCAGGAGGAGATTGTGCAACTATGTTTATAGGTGGAGATGGATACACAGGTGTAACAATATACGGTTATGGTAGGATAAAAAGTGCATCTATTGAAACTAACGCAGTACAAAGTGGCTCTGATGTTTACATTGATTCATTGAGCGCGGAAACTGGATGGGGAGATTCTTGGAAATCTGTCAAAAAAAACATAATTGCATTATGGGATGAAATTGAAAATCTCAAGAATTCTTGAGTGGTACAGGCTTGACTTCCATTATCCATTTATATTAATATACTATTATAGATGGATTGGAGGGATTATATGAAAAGAATATTTAAAATATTTCCATTGACGTTACTGTTTTGTTTATGTGTGCCACTATTAGTGTTTGCAAAAGAAGGAGTGGGTAAAATCGGAGGAGATAATAATTCCGCGATTTTATGCTATACGTATGATGATGATAGCTATGCTGTAAACGAATGGAAGCAAGTTTGGGGCAATTGGTATTATTTCGGTGAAGATGGCTGGTCAAAGCAAAACACCTGGGCTGAAATTAACGGTAAATGGTACTACTTTAATGAATGGAGTGTAATGCTCCACGACACTACCACTCCAGATGGTTATTATGTAGGATCTGATGGAGCATGGGTACAAAATTAAATATTATGATTGAGAGAGCGAGGATAGATTCCCCGCTCTTTTTGTATGCCGAAATTAATAAATTACATTAAAATAGGAGGAAGAAAAATGTTGAGAAAGTATTTACTTGCGTTGAATGGAATTACCTACCCGGAGTGGATAAAAATCCGAGCTGGTGTTGATAGAGCATTTTCACAACAGAAAGGCGAATCTGAGAAGAATCTCAAACTCGCCGATACTAAAATTGTTGAGAATCTTATTCAGTCACAATTTGGACGAATGCAGGGTTGATTCTCCAGTCTTTGCCTTTGTAAAAGATGTGAATATAGTCCAAACAATACATGCTATTTTCAACATCTTTTGAACGTTCAACCGGCGCATAAACAGGAGCTCCTTCTTCCCACCAGAAATAGGGCTTCTTGTGCCATTCGCTGATTGTGCACTCTGGGTCATCGTTGAGACATACCCATTCGCCTGCAAGGCAAGCATAAAACTTAGTCATAATTATTTCTCCTTTCTTCTGTACTTGGCCGGGCATGGCCTGTAATTTACAGTATAGAGGATATGGAATAATATGGCAAATAATCTTTGGAAAGGAGAACCTATGAAGAAAGTAATCACCTACACAGAAGAGCAGGTATTGCAAATTCAGTACATGCTGAATGCCGTCACCATAACCGGGATACAGAACGCCAAACAGGTGGCAGCCATTGCACAGTTGCTGGAGTCGGGATCGCCTGGGGAAGTAAAAGAATCTGAAATTTCTAAAGGTACTTATCCAGTTATTTGGGAAACACTGTCTGAAATAGAAGCAAGGGCTGACAAAGGGAATAAGAAAGAAGGTGAAGGTTAATGGCCTATCAATCATATTATATCATTACAGACTGGCAGAACCTACCATCACAGAAAACGGCAGTAAACCGTACCAACCTGATCCATGCTGAAAACGGTATCAAAGAAGCTGATAACCGGATCGTGCAGTTGGACGCTAAAAAAGCAGAGCAGTCTCTTGTCAATACCATGGTAAAAGATGTATCAATGGATACGAATACCGGGGTTATGACGGTCACTCTCCTGAATGGCACAACAAAGACTTATGATCTGGATATTGAAAAAGTAGTTACAAACTTTGATATCAATGATGATAATGAGCTGGTGCTTACTCTGGCAGACGGTACACAGAAAGTTATTGATCTGACTCGGTTTGTTTATGATGTGGATAGTACTGCTACCATATCAATGCAGATTCAGGACCGCACTATAACGGCCAGAATCGTAGATGGTTCTGTTACCATGGAGAAACTTGACGCTGCTATACAGACTGAATTTAGACAGTATATGCTTGAGGCGCAGGCTGCCAGGGATTCCGCTAAGAATTATCAATTATACGCCAAACGGTATACGCTTGGAGATCCAAGTTTTCCAGGAAGTGAAACTGACAATGCCAAGTATTACTATGAGCGTACCAATGAAGAAGCACAAGCCTCAAACCAGAATGCTCAATTAGCAGCAGATAGCGCAGCAGTCTCTACCACGCAAGCAGGAATAGCCACTACAAAGGCAGCTGCGGCTACATCAGCAGCAAACAGTACGGCGGCAGATGTTTTGACCACTACAAATAAGGCCAATGCGGCGGCGGCAAGTGAGCAGGTGGCAGCACAGAAAGCGGCGGCGGCAGGAGTCAGCCAAACGGCGGCGGCACAGAGCGCCACGGAGGCTTCTAACAGTGCATTACAGGCTAAACGATATGCAATAGGTGGCGTAGTGCCAGAAGATACCGAGGATAATGCAAAATGGTATTATCAGCAGACGCAGAGCCTGAAAAATCAGGTTGACATGGTGGCTAAGATATCGGTTCCACACTTTTATGTGGATCCTGTTACTATGCAGCTCATGAGTGATACAGAAGCGAAAGGTATGAGGTTTTGGTATGATAACGGAAAGTTTTATGGGGAGGTGACAGCATAATGGCTGAAATATATGGAACAATCGGGATACACCCTATGGGGACATACGATCCTGATACAAAATATGAGCTGTTGCATTTAGTTGATTATGATGGTAGCAGCTATGTGGCACACACAGATCCGCCTTTGGGTACTCTGCCAACGAATACGGCGTATTGGCAGGTATCAGCCCAGGGAACCAGTAAGGCAACGGCTGATAGCGTAGGAACGGTAAAACCAGACGGAGTAACAACAGAGGTAAGCGCCGATGGTGCAATGAGTGTAAAGACCGCCACACAATCCACGCTTGGTTTGGTAAAGGGGAGCACCGGCATAAATGTGGGGGCTGACGGTGCTATTGATCTGAATACTATCTTTGAGCAGGCCACGGAACTGGCTAATATTATAGCCGGGGAAGCAATTTCCCAGGTCCTTGGGAAAATATCTAAGTCCATAGCAGTTACGATGGGACTTGACCAGAATGCCCTTCTTAAAAATATGCTTACCAACATCGATGCGAATGATCAGAATAAGATTCCAACGTCAGCATTTATACACACTTTGTATGATCGCATTGGCATGGGGACGGCGTTAACAGCGGGTGCGAATTTGACGGAGGCTGCTAATACGCTAAATAGCAATTTAATAGCAGGAACAGCCACAATTCCTGCCGGAGATGGGGGTGTTTTAGTTACATACGGTAAAACATTTTCTGTGGCACCTAAAGTAAGTCTAACTGTTCGAGGTTCAGCTCCAGATGTAATAATATCCGCTAAAATAAGTAACCCATCTACAACCGGATTTGGCATAATCGTTGTTGAAAGTACGGCGGCAGGAATTAAGGTCCCCAATTACCCTATTACAGTCGATTGGATAGCGATTGCAAAATGATCATTTAGGCATCAATGAGTCCAAATATAAGTGTAACGCGAAAAGCTGATGCTAATGAAATATTAAACCCAACCTGTAATGTAGTGTCATCATAACGATGACAATAGGTTACTTGAAAGCCATTTCCAGTATTCCATGATATGCAAGCCATCGGCGCGCAATATTCTGGCATCTTTTTACCTGTGATACCCAACTGTGATAAGCTTATATTAATCCAGTTAGTGCCACCTGAATCAGATGCAGAAAATTGTTTAATTGCTAAGTATTTAGAATCTGCGTTCAACAGGAATTTGTTATTTAAATCACTATTTAATGGAGGAACGGGCGGGTGACCGATCACTATTTACATTATTAAATAAACTTGTAAACCAGTCCCTTTATGGGGCTATTTTTATTGCCCTGAATGGGCAGAAAGGATTTCATTTATGAACCAAATCGAAAAAATCAAATTAGGGAATCAGACTTATGATCTGGTTCCTGCAGGCGTTAATCTTGGAGATAATGGCGGAACGATCATTTTCCAGAAAGGAGCTTCTTCTTTCGATGCCATTGAAACAGTTTTGAAAGCGAACGGTGCTATTGCACAGATCGGACTATCTGGAGAACAGGACTGGAGCCGGTCCGATTTGGTGTATGCCGGCAGATTAGCAAAACAGTCTGATTATGTGATCGGAGTTGCAGAGGACGGCGTGACGGACATTAAAGCTGATGTAATGATTGCCACGTTCCGCGCGCCTGATTTGACGGATAGAGTGGCGGCCCTGGAAGCTGAAAACGAATCATTAAAAGCAACTGTTGACACGTTAGTATTATCAAGTCTGGAGGGATAAGTATGTTTGAGACGTTAATGAGATTATTCGATTGTGGCAATGGTCCGCTTACGGTTGCCATGCTGGCAAATGCAGTGGTTAAAAGCTGGATTACCGAAGTTCAGAAACAGGAGATTCTTGCATCTAAAAATTAAGGAAGAATGAGGATATTATATGCCTACGGAAATAATGGTAGCTCTTATCAGTTTGGCCGGAAGTGGAGTGGGGGCATTTGTTGGAATCCTTGCGTCTGCCAAACTCACAAACTATCGCCTGGAACAGTTGGAAAAGAAAGTGGATAAGCATAACACTGTAATTGAAAGGACGTTTAAACTTGAGGAAAGTCAGGCAGTAATGCAGGAACAGTTAAAAGTTGCAAATCATCGCATAGCGGATTTAGAAGAAAGAGGGGCTTAATTATGGAACAGATTATGAATTATGTGAAACCAGAACTTATTGTAGTTGCAGTGGTGTTGTACTTTATGGGAATGGGCCTTAAGCAGAGCCAGACGATCAAGGATAAGTACATTCCGTTAGTTAATGGGGCGGTAGGAATTGTCCTATGTGGCATATACGTTCTGGCAACAAGCAGCTGCCAGACAGGCCAGGAGATGGCCATGGCAGTATTTACAGCCATTACGCAGGGCGTACTTGTTGCCGGCCTGAGTACATACGTAAACCAGATTATCAAGCAGACTGGAAAAACTGAATAAGCCGATGTGGGGATTCCCGTATCGGTTGCAACATCACAACTTTTGGGCCTGGGATAATCCTGGGCCTTTTCTTTTAGATCGGAGGAATATCATGACAGCAGAACAGAAAAGACAAGCGGTATGTGATAAGTACGCTACGCTCATAGGAAGGAACTTATATAACCAGGCTTTGCGGGATTATTGCTTTAAAAAGCACCCAGACGGCAATTACTATAGCGATTGTAGTAGCTCCATATGCTACAGCTACCAGGAGGCCGGGTATGGCTTCGGGAACCTTAATACAGCCGGGATATACCAGTCAGGTAAGCTAACTACCATTGACGCTGATATCGCTGCAGGAATCCCGGATATATCACTCCTGCGTAAAGGGGATATGTTGGAGTTTGCCGGGACAGATTCAAGCAGGCCCCTAAAGATCGGCCATGTGGAAATGTATTGCGGTAACGGAATTATCTGCGGCCACGGTAGTGGTAGGCCATCATACAAGGACATAGTGGCATACTGTAAGAGCCGTTACGCTTCATTCGCCCCTGGAGGCTGGCGTAAGGGTCTTGTATGCGTGCGAAGATACATACAGGACGATGTGCAGCCTGTTCCCGAACCGGAAAAGCTATCAGGCTGGAATCAGGAGCCAGACGGGTGGAGATTCTACCTCGGTAATACAGGAGAGGCTATCCGTGATGCATGGTATCTGGATACTGACGGAAAGTGGTACTGGTTTAACGCAGCTGGTATTATGGTCACAAGCACTTGGTATCAGTACAAGGGGGAATGGTATTACCTGGGTGCTGATGGGGCTATGGTGAAAGGGTTACAGGCTTCTGGTGGAAAGTGGTATTATCTGGACAAAGATGGCAAGATGGCGACTCAGCCGGTGACTCTCACGCCGGATCAGGACGGGGCGCTAGTATACAAAGGTTTGGCAGAATAGGGATTATGGGTAGGCTCAAGACGGGCCTATCCTTTTTTATTAAATAAAATCAGCGAAAGGATTGATAATATGTTAGTAGAGATTACGAAAATCAACAAAGAAGAAGTAACCGTGGTGAGCAGCCTCGATGTGGCCGAGACGTTTGGAAAGAACCATTATGATGTAATGGAATCAATAAGAACTATTGAAACAAGTATTAGTACAATGGAATTTTCCATGCTATTCAATTTAGCTTCCTACAAAGCATCTAATGGTAAAACCAATCCTATGTATTACATGACAAGAGACGGATTTACATTATTGGTAATGGGATACACAGGCGAAAAGGCTATGGCTTTTAAACTTGCTTACATCAAACAGTTTAATGCCATGGAAAAGGCTCTGACAGGAAAGTTGATTGAGAGAGAAAAGGGTATAGCGGTTAGGCAATCATTGACCAAAGCACTGCAGCAATCTACTGAAAATGAGAGAATGCATGGCCATGCATATTCCACTTATACAAATTGCATCTATAAAGTAATATTCGGTATGGACGCAAAGAAACTGAGGGAAAAGTATGGCATAGAAAAGAAAGACGATTTAAGAAGCTGCTTTACCGCGGAAGAATTAAAATCCGTACAATCAATGGAATCCTTGGTAAGCGGTCTAGTAGACTGCGGTTGGGGATATGATCAGGTCAAGTCATTCATAGAGCAGACAAATACAAAGCAGCTTGCAGGATAAATGTTATAGGCGGGTATCCAATACGGACCCGCCTTTTTTTGTTGTTACTTTCTTATCTATTGTAGTACTGTTCAAACCACTTAGGTTCTTTTCTATTGGCTATATCTTTCTTATCCTCCGGTTGCCGAAAGAACCCACATTCTTTATGGTCCGCTCCGCAGCCTTCCTTATCTCTGATGTAATGCGGACACCTGTTAATATCTTCCGCAAGCCCACATTTTCCTAACATACTAGTCACCTCTCAAGATGATTATACAAACATTAATTCGAAAAGTCAAAAGGCATTTAACTGGAAATTAATACCAGCTAAAATATTGTAAAATAGTGGTAATATGGAAATACAACAGATGGAAAAAACTACAAAAAGAGAAGGGGTATCTTGAATGGAAAAAATCGTAATTAAGGGGACAAGAACAGAAGTGATCGAGGCAATGGAGGAAATGGGGTATAAAATGGAGGGGTTTAATGGCGTATCAATAGAAGCTGGCTATTTTTACGCATATAAAGAAGATTACCAAGGGGCAGATTATTTTACTATCTGTGAATTTATGGGAGTATACACGCTAACTCAATTTTAAAACTATACTTAAGTACAGATGAGGTACACTATGATTGTATGCAGGACACTTGACTACATTGTTAATCCAGAATTACATAAATTTCTCCTTACGAAATTTGATAAGGCAAAAGAAATAGGAATAGAAATTGAAATTGAATTAACTGAGCCGATTGCTGATTTAATAATTGACTTTAAAGAATTTTCCGAAATTATTGAAGCAGCTTTCAACGATGCATTTAAAGCCATTCATGAATCGATTGAAAAGAAACTGGTATTTTGCATGTTTTATAAGAACGAAGAATTACATTTTATTATCCAGTATCGCGCTTATACGGATAGCAAGCAAATAGTGTACGAAAAGAATTTGAATGTGTGTTTAGAAAAAGCATTAATGAAATACTGTGACGTTTATTGTAATACTGAAATCGAAGAATATCTGGTCACACAGCAGTTAATTGTTGCAAATGATAAGAAACGCTGGTTTAAGGGGTAAGATCAGATGTTGCCAGTGTATATATGCGAGGACGATAAGTGGCAATTAAATAACCTCAGAAAGCTAATAACTAGAATATTAGAAGTAGAAAAATTAACAACTGATGTTGAGATTGTTTGCGCTACTCATGATCCGCAAGAAATACTTAAGATGTTAGAAGGTGACACAAACCCGCCAGGACTGTATTTTCTGGATGTGCAATTAGGGGAAGGTGTAATGAACGGTATAGATTTAGGAGTTAATATCAAAAAAGCAGACACAAAAGCATACATAGTAATGGTGACAATACACGCTGATGCGGCACCAAGAGTTTTTGAACTTAAGGTTGGGGCCAAAGATTACATTCTCAAAGATCGCGTTGAAGATTTCCCGAGACGGATTAAGGAATGTATATTAGATGCATGGAATTCATTAAAACCACACGTTGTGGGATTCCCTGATTTTATGATTTCCACCGATGAAATTTATTATATACAATCATCTGCAGAAAGTAAAAAGCTGATATACATACATGGCAAGTATAAAACAAAAAAAGTACGCGTTACTTTGTGTGAAATTGAAAGAAAACTAAATAATTCCTTTTTCGCGTGCCACCGGACATACATAGTGAACCTGAAATATGTTGTAGGCATAAATAAAGAGAATCATACTGCAACACTGGAAAACGGGGAAGAAATACCTGTTTCATGGAGGAGATTAAAAGAATTGGAGATACGATACATGGATTTCATGAATAAATAAATTTTTTTCGTTTGTACATTTTTAACGAAAATTAAAGCTTTTTATTACTTGTTAAAATTTTCACGACACCGAGCGTTAGAGATATAGCGACGAACGCAATAGTCCAATTGCCATTTTGCACAATTGGACTGTTTTATGTGAAGGAAATGGAAATTCCTTCCATTGATTATAAATTTTTTCCAGTTATAATCAAGTTATAAATCACGCGTGATAAATGAATGCAATTTTAAAATAATAAGTAACCTTGACAAAAAGAACGTATGTTCTTATAATTAAAGGAGGAATTAACTACCGTGGATAAAATAATATGATGTGAATAAGGAGGTTTAGTAGTGACTTACAAAGGAGGCATTTTGGGGACGTGAACGAAGGAAAAGGCGAAAACGTGATTGAATTATTAGAAGAGATTACAAAAATGTCGGACGAAGATTTTAATGTTCTCTGCATGGTGGCTTTGCGAGATTATGGTATGTCAGTAAAGGAAAAACTTTGTTTGATGAGATACCAAACAAAGGCATTGTGACTTAAATGAATAAGCGTAATTTTGTGCGGACTTCCGTGCGGACAAGAAACACAAAACACTACATTTCAGTACCGTATTTTACTTTATAGTATGAGAATACATAAGACAAACCCTAGCATTTACAAGGATTCCTTGCAGTTGCTAGGGTTTGTTAATAATGGAGACAACAGGACTCGAACCCAATGCAAATATTGATTTTATCTTGATGTAGTGGTTTCGTGCGGACTTTCATGCGGACTATAGCCTTTGAGTTCGTTAAAATGTTTGATGATTTTCTCATTTTGCTTTGCCGATTCCTCGTTAATTACGTTCCTATATACTGACTTCATAATGTTATCACTTTGCCAGCCACCGCGTTGCATTATATACTGATCTGGAACACCAATAGCGTGCATTATAGAGGCGGAATAATGCCGGAGGTCATGGAACCGAAAATGCGGAAGTTTAGCAAAACGTATTGCTCGACAGAACCTGCTTGTTATATGTTCTGGAGTTGCATTTATAATACGCCCATCTATTCCCTTTAATTTTTCTATTACAAAATCTGGGTATTCAATCTTCCGATAGCTACCGTAGGTTTTTGGTTGTTTGATATGCCATAGACCATCAGGTCCTTGAACCATGCTCTTATTCACATCAACAATATTACCTTTGATATCACTAGACGTAAGCGCACATATCTCACCGCGCCTCATAGGGCCAAATGCCGCGAGCAGTACAGCTATTTCTAACTCTTTTCCCTCAATGTGTTTCAGTAGTTTTTTAATATCTTCATCCGATGGCGTGTAGAGGTCTGGTTTTTTCTTTGCTGGAAGCGTTGTCTTTAGCCGTAAATCTGGGGCAAACATGTCAAGGGCAGCGGTTAGTAGGGCATGAGCATTGCGTACTGTTTTTGGGCTTAGACTCTTTGATAGATCACTGATCCATATCTGCGTGATCGTACTATTAAGCTTTTCTAGTTTGACACTACCAAAGTCTCCACTAAAATAATTCCTTAAGGTCCCTTCGTAAATTCTAGTTGTGCTAGGAGATAAAACTCCGCGTTTTGTATCAATATACAGAGATACAGCATTGTGAACTGTAATATCTTCTGGAGATTCTTTGCTTTTTCCTAATTTCCATTCTAAAGCGGCGTATTCTGCTTCTTCTGGCGAAGGCGCAGTGAAAGATTTACGAATCCTTTTTCCTGAAGCATCTCTTTGAAGAAATACTTCCACTCTCCAGGCTCCAGATGGCAATTCCCTTGCTTTTGCCATATCCTCCCTCCTTTTCCTTCTGTTTATCTTCTTTTCTACTATTAATCTTTTGTTTTCATTTTTTTAACAGCTTTAATTAATCCTTCTAATTCATTAAATCCAACGCCTAATTCAGCTAGTTGCTTGGCATATTCCAAATATTTCTTATCTTCTTCGTTTCCAACGCTATTATTTTTCCCAGAAGATTCCTCTCCGGTCATTAAAAAATCAAGACTAACTTGTAAAAAATCCGCAATTTTTTGTAGTTTGCCTTGCTTGGGGATATAGCGCCCGCTTTTCCAATCGCTAAAAGTAGATTTTGTGATTCCAGATCCTCTTGCCACATCAGAATCTTTATAACCCGCTGTATCTCGTAACTTGCAATACCTCTCATATATTTTCTCTGACATATAAATCCTTTCTGAAAAAAAGTACAGAAAATAGAACAAAATAGTATTGACAAGTACAGATATCTGTATTATCATGTGACTATAGAGTTCAGCTTTCAGTACAACCTATATAATTTGTTCCCAACAAAACACATTATAACTGAAATCCGAACTATAATCAAGGGTAAAGTTCAGAAATGAGGTGAAAAATTTTGTATGCGAAGTATGTTGAATTAAAAAATGCGAAAGGAGTGACAGATTATCGGGTTTCCGCAGATACAGGAATACCAAGATCGACATTTTCCGAATGGAAAAGCGGGCGTAGTAAACCAAAAATTGTTAAGTTAATGAAGTTAGCTCTATATTTTAAAGTCCCCATTGAATTTTTTTTAGAGGAAGGTAGTGATAGTTTATGCAAAAAAGACACTCAACACAGCGCGCCGAAGAGCTAAGGGTACTTATCGCAACAGTTAAAATTAAGCACAAGCTCACCAATGCACAATTAGCGAAAAAGATTGATACACCTCTTAGTACATTTAATTACTGGAAGGGCCATATAGAAAGATTCCCGGTCGGGAAAATTTGGCTGTTGGAAGTAATGGCAGAAAAATAAAAAAGGAGGATACATGAAAAAGTTAGAGCAGACATTAGACAGCCGCGAAGTGGCTGAGATGGTAGGAAAGGATCATTCAAAATTGTTAAGGGATATCCGGACTTATATAGGAAACCTTAACCAGTCCAATATTGGATTCGTTGATTTTTTCAAAGAATCAACCTACACAGATGGAAAAGGCGAAGTACGGCCATGCTTTGACGTAACAAAGAAAGGTTGCGAATTTATCGCCCACAAACTGACCGGAATCAAGGGAACAGAATTTACCGCAAGATATATCAATCGGTTTCATGATATGGAGGATTCTATCAGAGACGGAATCCCGAAGAGGGAAAAAGCTGCCGATCCAAAGCGCCCGGCCCTCTCATCAGTCAACATGGCGGCAAAGATTATGAAGGATACATATAAAGAAGCCGGAGTTAATTCAACGTTTATCGCCGTTGCGGTGAGCAACCTCTACAAGAATGAAGCGGGTATCGATTTTGGCATACCGCTGATTACGGACAAGATGGACATGCCAAAGCTTTATGACTGTACAGAAATAGCCAAAGAGCTTGGAATTTATTCCACTAGCGGAAATCCTCACAATCTTGCTGTGAGCGCAATCATCAAGAGGTTGCACATTGGAGATAGCGAAATTGTAACAACAGCATTCAGCCGGAACGGTCACGATGATGTAACAGTTCAGTACAAGCCATCTGTATATGAAGATGTGAAGTTATGGTTGGCAGAGAATAACTATCCTATGAAAATTCCTTATACAGATTCCAAAGGAAATACAAGGACCTTTACTGTTACATATAAAGAAGTAGCCTGAAAGGAGGACAAGCCATGGAATGGATATTCTACCGCAGGTTATTCCGTGCATCAGACAGTGAGCGCAAGCGTTACCGATTAATTGCGGAGTTGGAGGCAATCATCATAGCCACGTTGGTGGCGGTGGTGCTTTGTCAGATGAGATAGGAGGTGAGACAGATGATTATCAAAATGATTGCTAAAATTCTTCTTGGAAGAAATGAACACTATTTAAAACTGATTAATATAAGTGGCAAGATCTATATCTTTTCCATTGATGAATATGAGTCGGCTGATGAATATTTGAGGAAATGTGAAAACGCCTTAAATACTGGAAATATTCAAGGCGTTGGTAATTAAATTTTGTAACTGTCCAGTTTGGAAAGACCTGGGCATGCGTCTCTTAACTTATCAGCTATTGAGTTAAAGAGTTGAATTTCTTTGTTGATATCAGCAGCACTTACGGGGCAATTAGGAATACTCTTCATTTCTTCAAGTTTCCTTGCTTTTTTACGAAAGTGCCCATAGATATAAACAACTTCTGGATCAGAAAAATTAATTTCCATGATTTTTTCTCCCTTCTTTCGTACTCAGCCCTGCACGGCCTGTAAGTACATTATAAGACTGGAAGAAAATGGAAGCAACCAAAAGGAGGTATTTTATTGAACGAAATAATTCAGATCAATTATGAATCTGAAAATCCAATGATATCAGCCCGTGACCTGCATGAAGGGCTTGGAATCGAAAAAAGATTTAGTGCATGGTTTGATACAAACAGCACCGGGTTTATTGAAAACGAAGATTACACCCCGTACCTTTGGGTACACCCCCAAAACAAGCAGGAGTTTACGGACTATCATTTGACCGTAGATATGGCGAAGCACATTTGCCTTATGAGCCGGACAGAAAAAGGAAAGCAGTGTCGGCAGTACCTTATTGATCTTGAAAAAGCCTGGAACACGCCTGAGCAGGTATTCGCCAGAGCCTTAAAACTGGCAGACAAGGAAATCGATAAGCTGAAAGCGGACAAGTCCATACTGATTGAAGATGTGCAGCGAATGAAGCCGAAGGAGATATTTGCCGATGCAGTATCCGCTTCCAATGATTCAATACTTGTCGGTGAACTAGCAAAGCTTATTAGACAGAATGGAGTTGATATTGGTGAAAAGAGACTTTATCGATGGCTCCGTGAAAATGGCTATCTGATTAAAAGGAAAGGATCAGATTACAATACTCCAACGCAAAAAAGTATGGATTTACAGTTATTTACGATAAAAGAAACTGCAATAACACATTCTGACGGTCATGTAACTGTAAGAAAAACAACTAAGGTTACAACGAAGGGCCAGCAGTACTTTATCAATAAATTCCTTGTGGACAAGCAGGAGGTGATGTAGTGGACAAGCAACTATATGAAACCCTTAAAACAATAAAGGAGCATTGCGCATCACAGGGGACCACCTGTAACGGCTGCCCACTCAATACGGATTCTGATTGCGGTTGTATTTTTCTTGACGTCAACCCGGAGGGTTGGAATATTGAGTATTTCAAAACTAATTAACGAAGCAAACACCGCAAAGGCGGCATAAGGAGGAAAAAAGATGAAGGTAAAATATGATGTAGTGATTGAGAAAGCAGTAAGAAAACAGGGTGCAGGTAGACCACGATCAGAGGAAAGCCTTATGATTATGCAGTTTATTAAAACGAATCATACCAACATGGTATTTGAATATGACGGAACAGAAGAATGCTGTAAGCGTAGAGCAAGCATTTTTGTGACAATCAAACGTGAAAACTGGCCGTTAAAGACAAAAGTGGTAGGCAATAAGCTTTACATAATCAGAGAGCAAAAGGAGGAAAACAAAAATGTGTAGATTTAAGAGCGGCGTTATTTTGAAAAGTAAGGTAGTGGTAGCACCAGGGGCCAATGACAGCCATTCTGACTTGTTGGAAAGCTTAAAGATTGAGGATACCCGATGGAATGCGGAAAGGGTGTTTGTCCGCGCCGAACTGGTCCCCGAAGATGATGAATGGTGGGTAAGCCCCAAGGATCAGCCTGAGAAATGGGAATTCATTGTAGACCAGGATATCGTACCGGATTGGTTTGATAAAACAGAGCATGAAAAGGTATTCCGTGAGTATGTGTGTGACTGGTGGGACAAGCATGTGCTGGTGGATCAGAAGCTTGAGGAATTATCATCTGGATTCTACAGGCTGAAACGCTGTGAGGTCAAGAAGCTTTGCAATGATGTACTGGTTTTGTTGGACAGCTCCCAGGTAGGCAAGATGTGGGGCAGCTCCCAGGTAGGCGAGATGTTGGGCAGCTCCCAGGTAGGCAAGATGTTGGGCAGCTCCCAGGTAGGCAAGATGGAGG